GCGGGAACAGTTGCTGGTTCTGATTGATGGTCTGCTGCTGTGCGCCCAAGGTGGCTTGAGCATTGATGTCGTTCAGGTTCAGGTTCTGGTTGGTAGAAGCAAGGCTTCCCAGCGCCGATCCAGCTTGAGTCAGGTTTTGCTGGCCTGCGGAGGCGGCGTTAGATGCGGTTTGACCTGCGGTGTTCGCAACTTGTTTCTCGCCCAAGGCGGTTTGCAGGGCGGTGTTGTAGCCGGTGCCCAAGGCCGAGGCTTGCGCGTTCAGGATGTCGCGGTCAGCATTGCTCATGGTCTGGCCCAGAACCTCAGCGCCGCGCTTTGATCCAAACTGGCCGGAGCCTACTGCACCAGCGGTCGCGCCGGGTGCCAAGTTTTGCTGGATGTTGCGCTGACCGGCGTCACCAATCGCATTGACCACGTTGGTCATGTACGGGTTCATCAATCCGCTGGCTGTAGCGCCTACATCGCTCGTTGCTTGATCCAGATAGGGGTTGGCCGCAGACAAGGGGCTGTTGGCCGTTGTGGCCGCGTTTAACGTGTTCCCTGCCGCTGAAAGCGTGGGTTGAAATGCGCCACCAGCATTCGTCACATTGTTGAATGCGTTGTTTTGCAGGTCGGTTGCACCAGCAAACTGGGCATTGTTGGCCGCGTTGGTGGCGTTGGAAGCCAGCCCGCTCAGGTAGTTGGTGTAAAACCCCGGTGCGGTGGATGTTGTCGTCGTTGTCGCGGAACTGTCGAGCAAATTTGCCATTTTTAACCTTTCGCCATCTTCAGATAGTCAAGTGGACTTTCGGCCTTTGGGGGGATTTTACTGGTAGGTGCCGCTCTTTTGTGCATCCGCAGTTCAACGCGCATATCATCCAAAAGCTTGGCACCTTTCTTGTTGTCCCCACCGCCCAAGGCTGTGACGAACGCTGCGGGGAAGACGTACTCGCCGTCCGCGATCTTGGCGGGCACCGGCTTGCCCTTTTCGGGGCCGGTATCGTGGTGGGCAAACTGGGACTGGAACTTTGACAGCGCCTCAGCGCCAGCCTTGCTAGAGCCGTCGCCCAGAGCCGAGACAGCCTCCGCGTCAATCACGTAGTCGCCATCATGAAGCATGGCCGGAATGTCGTCGGACTGGCCTGTTCCTCCGCCTTGGGCATAGTAGCCGGTCACGCCGGTGATGAATTCGGGTTTATGGCCCTCTGGAGCCGCTTCAGCGTATTTGTGGGGCAACCCCCCTGCCGCCAGTCCAGAGGCTTGGGATTGACCGCTCAGGCCGCTTCTGAGCTGCTTCAAAGCAGCAATGCGGGAAGGCTGGTCAACTACCTTGGCCGCGTCCAAGATCGCGGGCGATGCCGAGGGGCCTTTGGGTGTGGCGCTGGTGAAGAAATTTTGCAGATCATTGAGGCCGGGGATCGAACTCCCACCGGTGTCGTAATGACCAATGCTGCCGCCGCGAGCAGCAGTTTGTGGTTCTTGAATCCCGTGCATGGCAAAGGCGTCCTGCATCTCAGGAGTCAGGGACTGATAAAGCTGTTGTAGTTGTGCCATTTTTGTGGGGCTTTGTTGGGCTGCGCTGGAGTTATTCAAAACCTGTGGATTCGCAGCAATAAAAGGCGATGATTGAGTGTTTGGAGTAGTCGTCGATGTAGCGCTAGGGTTCGCGGCAGGAGTCGCAGCAGGAGTCGCGGCGGCAGTCGTCGTGGGCAATGCACCAGTCTGGGGCAGCGTAATGTTGGGCGGGTTCACGCTGGGCAGATTGCTGGCTGCGCTGCTGACGGCATTACCCACCGGCTGCAACACCGAGGTGGCGGCGTCGCTGCCTGCTTGGGCGATGTTCTTGATGGGCTGCTCCAGCGGTTGCAAGACCTGTGTGGCCGCGTCACTCACGGGCTGGGCCACGCTGGTCAGCGCGTTGCTGATGGGCTGGATCGCCTCTTTGACGCCGGACAGATCAACCGAAGGCAAGACCCCAGCCATGTCGTAGCCGCCAAGATCGGAGTGTGCGGCGGTGGTTGCACCGGCATTCAGGGCGGCTTGACCTGCATCCTTGCCCATAATGGCCGCGCCGGTTCCTGCACTGGCGGCGTCGGCAGCGATCTTGGCAATGGTGGGATCGTCAATGTTGCTCAAAACTTGGGAGCCAACTTCCTGCCCGGCAGCGCCAGCCAAAGCGCCCGTGGCAGAGCCAACTACGGACTTGGTGAGGGCGTCGCCGGATTGGCCTTGTAGGGCTCCCGTTGCAAGGGCCGTACCCGCATTGGTAGCCATGCTTGCAACCACCGGGTTGTCCACCACGCTTTTCACTTCGGCAGCAACTTCTGGCGCAATAACTTGAGAGCTTAGAACGCTCAGGGCTCCGTTCTCCAAAGCTTTGTCTATGGGCGCACCAGAGGCAACAGAAAGGCCAGCCTGAACAATGGCCGAGCCAACTGCATTTGCCGCCGCAGTGCTGGAAACTACGCCAGCGTCCACCAGCGAGCTTCCTACCATGCTCCCTATGGAGCCCAGCCCAAAGCCGCCGGTTAGATAGCCTACGCCAGCAGTAGTCAGCGCTTTTGCGAGCGCATCATTGGACATGACATCGCTGATGTGGCTCACCTCACCACTGATGGCGTCACCCCAGTGATTTACGGTATCTGCAATGGCGTCAGTCGCATGATTAACCCAACCCATTATGCGCCCCTCAAATCAAAAATAAGTTCATAGGTTCGGTCTCGGCCTTGATCAACCTTGTGGGCTGAGTGCGGGAAACTTGCATGCACCAAAAGATCATTGATGCGCGGGTTGTCATAGTAAGTCACAGCCCTTGAAAAATGTTGGCTAAGAACTTGCATGAGCTGATTGACGCCATTGACCAGATCAACTTCATTGCCACCGTTGATGGTGTGGAATTCCACGGTGCTTTGATCAAGTGGTTTGATTAAAAACATGGTGCGACCAAACACTACGTGCTTGCCGCCGTTTTGCAAGTATTTCCGAAACACCGCTTGCGCTTGCTGCTCGGAGTATTCTCGCCCCTGATGATTGGTGCGGTAGTCAGCAGAAATAATTTCTTTAGGTGTCATGCTATTGCTCCACGTTCATGATGCCGACCATCTGACAGGCCCAGTCTTGCCACGTAGCGAAGCCTCGGGAGTCGGGGATGCCGGAGTTGTTGAAATTACCGATGCCGTTCATGCCGTCCACCCACTCGCGCCAATGCGTTTCGGGGACGGTGCCAAGCTGATTCTGGGCGAACAATTCCGCCATGAGGGCACAGTAATAGTCCCACGTCATGTTGCGCGGATCGTAGGTCACCATTATGGATTGCCCGAACCGCGAATGTCACCAGTGTCCAGACTCAGCAAGGTGCGGCCAAGGAAATAATCCCCGTTCTGCGTGTTGCTGGTGAAGCGCAGGCGCAGTTCGCGGCGCTGCTCCTTCATGTCAATCTTGAGCGTGGTGGGCGAGAACGTGTACGGTGTGGATGGATCATCCGCGTCATCCGCATAGGACTTGCCGGTAATCACCACCTCCATGTCGCCGGACTGCACAAAGTCGGGCTCAATGCGCTCAATGCGCGTCCACTTGTTGTCGCCGGGCTGCTGCACTGCACCTACCAGACCCATGTTCGCACCAATCACATTGGTCTCAAAGAATGATTCGATGGCGTTGACGCGGTTGGTGAACACCTCATTGGTGCCAATTTCATGCTGCCACAGGGTGTAGCCCCCAGTTCCATTGGAGTCGACTCCACCCCAGATTGGGCGGCGGAACACTTCCGAGAACACCCCAGCCGAGCGGCGTGCGCCCATGGCTTGGCCGGAGTCGTACCAGCACTTTTGACGCACGTTGTAGATGATGGCGTCGTTGCACTCATCGCTGTCGCCGTTGGGGAAGAACCACCAGATTTCACCCCAGCGCGGCACCTTGCTTGCCCACACCTTTTGGCGCTGGACATAGTTCAGGTTGTCGAAGAAGTAGTTGTTGTTCTGCTCGTTCGGGATTTCCTGCACCACACCGTTGTAGGACAGAAACCGATCGGTTCCGATCCAGTAGAAAATGCCGTCGTACTCAATGACGCATGAGCTGGAAATGATGGATGACTGCTGGGTGATCAGGTCATATTTCCAATAGAAATTCAGGCCGTTTACGGTGTAGGGTGCATAGCTAACGCGCACCAGAGAATCCAGAGTCCAAAACAGACCAGAAGGCGAAGTCGTGCCTCCCCGGATAGGTAGGCCCTTGATGACTTTGGTTGATGAAATGTTGTTGGCGTTTGCATCGGCAGATACCCAATCGTTAAAGTTGCCTGCGGAACAGTTTTGGATCAATCCATTGTTGCCATACACAAACAGGTATGGGAACAACATCACGACGCCGCCCGACACCGAAATGTTGGCGTCAAAGGTCAGCGTCACAGTGCCGGACGCGGTGGCGTTGTTGCTCAAGGTGGCCGTCCAGACGCCACCCACGGTCGCCGCAGACACCACGGTGGTGTTGGCAGGGATACCGGTGCCAGTCACGGTCAGGCCTGCGCCAATCGCCGCAATGGTTGATGCAAAGGTCACAGTGTTCACGCCGCTGCTGGTGGTGCCACTGGCTGTAAAAATGCCCACAGGGGTCAAGCTCAGGCCGGTGAATGGGCCGTACATCGGACGGGTGTTTGTCGTGGAGGAAATGTCGTTCAGGTTCTGACCGGGGTGAGCGATCAGATTGTTCTGACCATTGCCTTCGGCGTCGTAGCCAATGTCGAACTGCCACAGGGTGTTGGCACTGGGGTTGTACGTGGTCAGGGAGGCGATGTAGCCAGTAAATCCCGATCCAGTCCCACCGATGTCGGAGGCATTGATGGTCACGGACTCATTGTGGACGTAGTTGATGCCAGCGGTGGTCACCACGATGTTGAACACCAAGTTGCTGGACACCGTGACGGTAGCCAAGCAGCCAGTGCCTGCCACGGCGTTGATGGGCACGTTGGTGTACGTCCCGTTGGTGTATGCGGAGCCTTGGGTGGTGATCCCAATGGACGCAACGGGGCCAATCGGCTCCACTGATACAGGGCCAAAACCAACAGCGTCATCGTTGTCGGTTGTCCATTGCTGGATTCCATCGCTGTAGCCGGAAATGACGTAGTTGATGCCGTTGTCGGCGCTCATGATCATGCCTCGGCTGATCCCCGAAGAGTTCAAGAACGCACCGTTGTAGCCAGCAATCTTGCGAGGCTTTCCGTACTGGAAGCGAACCCACCTGCCGTCAACATACGTGCCGGATGCAAATTGGGTGCCGTCCCGCTGAATGCCGGGGCCGGTTTGTAGGACAACGACTTTATCGGTCATGTCAGAAAGCACCGCCGTTGATACCCACGGGCACAAGCAAGCCGGTGGGGGTAAGGGTTGCACCATTCACGCCATTCACCGCGAGGCCAAGCTGGTGGCTTGCGGCCAAGTACAGGCCGGTGGTCGCATCACCCGCAAAGGACAGCGATGGAGCAGCCGCAGAGCCATTTCCAAGGGTCAGAGCATTGATGGACGACGATGTGGACGTTTGGGCGTTGTAGACGTTGGTGCCATCACAGATTGCGATGATGGTCTGGTTCTGCGGCAGCACCACGGTAGATGCGCCAACGGTCGTGGTTTTGAACGTCAGCGTGAACGATCCGGTGGTCTTGTTTTGCAGCGAGTACAACTGCACCGTGGGCGGCAGAATAATCGTTGCGTTCGAGGTCAGAGTGCCTTGGTACTCTTGGATGATGTTGGCCGCTTCCAGCGATGTCAGGGTGACCGTGCCGCCAGTGATGTTCTTGACCAGAGCAGTGAAGAAAAATGTGGCCGAGCGCCCATAGGCATAGCTGTAGAAGTTGGTGCCACTGGAAACCACCACAAAGGACTCGCCGATCTGGAGCTGGGCACTGGACTGGCCGTCAATGGTGTTGCTGCCGGTCAGGGCGACGTTCAGGATACCGGTGCCATCGTTCTTGACGATGATGTACCAGCCTGCTCCTACGCCCACGGCAGACGGCAGGGTGACAGTTCCAGCGCCGCCAGTCCACACGTAGATTGAGGACTGGTCGCTGGGCAAAAACGTGTAGGTGGACGAAAACGTATTGACTGAGATGGTGGTGTTCAGCGTGTTGCCGACGGCGGTCATTCCATAGCCATCCAGCGTTGCAGCATTGGCCGCAGACGTTCCCGCACCAAACTGCACCGAACCCCATGTACCGGGCGCGGTGGTGTTGTCGGTGACGTAGATGAACTGGGCGATGCCGGAGTTCACCGTGACGATGGCGCCACCGGCAGAATTGACAACGTAGAAAGGGTTTGATCCGATGTTGCGGATCAGAACGCTCTGTCCGTCGGAGACCTGCGTGGCCGCTGGCATGAACAGGTTGAAGCCACCGGCAGATGCCGTGACCTCAATGATGTTGGCGACGACGTTGCCGGTGTTTCCGTTGACCGGCCAGTTCAGGATCGTGTCACCGGTAATGGACAGTTGCTCGTAAGAGACTTGTGAGGGACTGATTGTTTGACCGGTGTATGGATTTGTATAGCTTACAGACATGATTCTGCCTCCTTTTTGGCTTTTCTAATGGCCCAAATTGTTTTCAACCGAGCGCTTTGCTCTGCTTTCCACTGCGGATCGCTCAAAGCCTTTTTGGCTGACGCACTTCGTTTTGCTTTTGATTCTGGCGTATTCAAAGATTCTTTGATTTTTGCGGCATGCTCAGGGGAGTGCGCTATGCCTTTCCGACCACTTGGGACGCCTTTTTTGCCACTGGGTTTACCTTTTTTCAGGATGCTGTTCATTTCGCCAATTGCCTTTTTTAGGTCTGGCCTGCTATCCCATGTCTTTTTGTTTGACTCACGAATTTTTTGCTTGTGCTCTTCGGTTTTGGGCATGCCCATGGTTCCATCGCCACCATCGGTCATGTTGTAGCCATGCGGCATTTTTGTGTTGTGCTCCGCAATTAGCAGGCGCTCAATCATTTTGGCAGACTCAGCGTCAAATGCATCCGCAATGTGGGTGAAGACGAAAGCATCTACACCATGTTTTTTAATGGCGCGATGAAGAAACTGGCCTTCATTGGCATTGCGATGCCGCTTCCACCTGCGCTCCAAGTCCGTGGTAATGCCAACATACTGCTTGGCATTCACGGTGTTGGTGATGATGTAGATAGCGTGCATGATTAAGAGTCCACGGCAATGGCTTGACGGTCACCAACGCGGGCCACATCCTCTGTTTTGAGGGAGTTGAGCGCTTCCGTATATTTCTGCTGGAAAATGACTCGCTGGTCGTTTTTCAGGAATGGCATGGCCTGCAACAGGGTGCCGAACAACATGGCATTGGGTGCGTTCATTGTCAGCCAGTTGGTCTGGTTGGTCGAACTCAGGGGCTCAATGCGCTCGTAATACAGCACCTCGAAGGCATAGGCCTGATCTGGAGTCGGTGCCAAGTACCAGTGATCCCAGTCGGTGTCGGCGTAGAACTCGGGCACCGATGTTGTGGTGGCGTTGGGCCAGTAGCTTTTCAGGTACTCGTACTTGCGCAGGTAGACTGGCTTACGCTCACCGGCCACGACCACGTTCATGGAAACAGTCTTGCGCCACCGCGCTGGCTTTTGCAGCACTGGGTTGCTGGCGGTGAGGGCGGATTCTGCGATCTGCAACTGTCCAAGGGTCTTGATCTCTTGGGCAATCTCGAATTCGGTTAGGGAAATGAAGGTGGGTATGGCAGCAACGACGGCAGCGTCTTTGCGCTCTAGGTACTGAAGCACCGTAGAGGTGAGGCTTTCATACGTCATGACCCAGCTTGGTGTAGTTGCCATAGTAGTCCTTCTGGATTATTTGTCGGCCTTGGCGTCCAACTTGTCAAAAATTTGCTTCAGGATCGATTTGACCTCGGCGATGTCGCCCCTGTAGTCGTCCTTGCCGACATAGCTGTGAGGCAAGTCATTGATCTTGTCTTCCAGCTTTTGAAGCTTGGCGGTCATGGAATTAAAAATGTACCCGCCCATGAACCCGGCAAGGGTGACGATGGCGTTGAATAGCTGCTGGTTATCCATGATTTCCCTCTGGTATGCGCTTGGTTGATTGTATCTGGGTCAGCTCAAAACGCGAAGCACGCTCTGAATCTTGCGCACGCGC